GCAGCACGATCAGTTGTCGCAGCAGAATTAGCAGCATCAGATGCAGTTTCATTCGCATCAACATCAGATTGAATTGCGTTTCTAGCAGTTAATGATAATGCTTCCTGAGTAGCAATTGCAGCAGTAACAGATGTGTCTCTAGCAGTTTCGTTGGCAGCAACTTCGGTTCTAATCAATGCTCTATCAGTACTAGCAGAAGCAAGGTTAGTGGTCATTGTACCAGCAAAATCAGCATCATCATTTAATGAAGCAGCTAACTCATTCAACGTATCTAACGCAGCAGGAGCAAAATCAACTAAATTAGTAATTGCAGTGGAAATGGCAGCAGCTTCAGAGGTATCTCTCGCAGTTTCATTAGCAGCAACTTCAGTTCTAATCAATGCTCTATCAGTAGTAGCACTTGAATGAGAAGCATCTGATGCTAACTCATTTGCGTCAACATCGCTTTGAATCGCAGATCTAGCAGTAGCAGATAATACTTCTTGAGCAGCAATAGCAGAGGTAACAGATGTATCTCTTGCAGTTTCATTAGCAGCAACTTCGGTTCTAATTAACGCACGATCAGTTGTCGCAGCAGTATTAGAATTATCAGATGCTAACTCATTTGCGTCAACATCGCTTTGGATGTTGTTCATTCTAGTAGTATCAGTTGATACTTGAGTTGCAATTGAAGAATCTCTAGAAGTTTCGTTAGCAGCGACTTCAGATCTAATCGCAGCACGATCAGTTGTTGCAGAACCTAATGCTGATGTCATTGTACCAGCAAAATCAGCATCATCACCTAAAGCATCACCCAATTCTTGTAAAGTATCAAGAGCAGCAGGAGCAGCACCAACTAAATTAGTAATTGCAGTATCAACGGCACTGGTAACACTTGTATCTCTAGCAGTCTCATTAGAAGCCATCTCGGTTCTAATCAATGCTCGATCAGTTGTCGCAGCAGTATGAGAAGTATCAGATGCTAATTCATTGGCATCAACATCAGACTGGATCGCAGATCTAGCAGTTAATGATAATGCTTCTTGAGCAGCAATTGCAGAGGTAACACTTGTGTCTCTAGCAGTTTCATTAGTTGACACTAATGTTCTAATCGCAGTATTAGTTGATGTTAAGTTTGTGTTTACTAAAGTGACTCTTGCTGTTTCAGTGTCAATATTTGCTTGTTTTACTGATAAAGCAGATTGTAAATATGTATTTGATACGAGCGTACTTGCGTCGTTTGTTATTTTTGATTCAATTGAATCAACGTCTATAGAAATTTGTGATAACGTTACGCCGTTATTCGCTTGGACGTCACCATAATTACTGGTGTATATACTTTTCTTACCGATTATATCGGCAAGATTTCTTGATCTGGATTTGGCCATGATGGGCTCCTTATTATTTAAAAAATGCCTTTGAAATCAATAATATTAGTTATTCACTATCCTAACTATAATTCAAAAACGAAGTTGGTGTTCATTGTCCCACCAGAATGTAAGGCAATAATATTTATAAGATATGTTTTCTGCTTAGGTAGTTATGCTTGTTCTTACAACTTTAATTGTTGTGTTAGAATTGATAGGTGTCACTTTTAATCTCACAGAACCACTGTTAATGTCACTGTCGATACTACCTAAAGAATTTAAGGATTTGAGTACACCATATTCTGATATGTATGTATCTACTCCATCGTGCAATAATATCACTTCTGAAGTCTGGTATGTGCTATTTGCGTTGTTTGTCATTTGAACAATATACTTAGCACTTCTATAATCGCCAATTCCCCAACTATCGACCACTGTTTCAGAGACTGAAGTTGTAGTATGAGTATTAGTTGTGATGTCAGCATCAACATTAACCCAAGACAAATATGCCGAGTATGCCTGAACACAAAGAACCTCGTCAGACCCGACGCTATCTGTAAGTGTGATTGAACTTGTATTTGAAGTGTAAGTGTAGTCGGTATTTGCTTTAAGTAAAATACCATTTAGATGAACATTCAAATTATTTTTATCGTGAACTAACGTTTGACCAAAATCGTCTGTTCCTTCAAATACAGTTTGATTATTAGAAGAAGTGAAATTGAATTGAGTGAAAGATTTTCTAGTGAGTGAATCTTTGTCTGACCAAGAAAGTGTTCCAGAACCGTTTGTTTCTAGAATTTGCGATGCTAATCCATCTGTTGTCGGGAAAGTGAATGGACTACTATTACCAACGGTAAGTGTTCCTACTGTAGAAACTGAAGTGTTGGAACCAATTTCGAAGACGAAACTTCCGTCAGTTGAGAATAATTTCCCGTCCCTTGTGTTTAATGCTAATTCACCAGTTTCTAAACTCGAAACTGTTGGCGCCTTGCCTTGGACAGCAGAACGTTTGATCTTTAATATTGATGCCATATATATGGTTTTCCTTTCAAAGTCTATATAGACCAGTTATAATCAATTCTTGCTAGTGTTATATAACACTTTTGTATATTTATAACAAAAGAATGTGTGTGTAAAAAAAGGTGCCGAAGCACCTTTTTGATAAATATTCTATATACTAATTAGTATGTACCACCATCAATTATTGCTTCGATAGTACCCATAGCATAACTAGCATGCCCGATATTCACAGTTCCAGCAGGTTCTACAGTTAAATCCTTATAGAACTTAAAGATGCCAGAGTCAGAAGCATCACGATGCCAACCAGCATAAGTAGTAGTGGCACCATCAACATACTTACCATACATACCAATATCAACAGTATCTGCAGCATTGTTAGCAGATAGTTTAATAGCACTATCATCAACGTTTACAGTAGATGAAGAAATATAAGTAACAGCACCCTCAACAGTCATATTACCATCAACAGTCATATTACCAGCAACAGACATATCATTTGTGACAATTAAGTCATTCCCGATTGTTACATCATTAGGTAAACCAACAGTAACACCAGCAGTTTCAGAACCTGATCCAGAAACTTCAATCTCATTAGAAGTACCAGAAACAGTAGCAACATAGTTACCAGTAGTTTTGCTACCTAAAGCAATTGAGTTTAGAGCAACTGTATTAGCAACAACAGCAGATGCCGAAAGTTGAGTAGCAGTAATGGTGCCATCAGCAATATCGCCAGCAACAATAGTCTTAGCAGCAATCTTAGCAGAAGTTACAGAAGAATCATTAATCTTAGCAGTTGTAACTGCAGCATTATTAATCTTAGCAGTTGTAACATTTGAGTCAGCAATTTTATCAGTCGTAACATGCGCATCCGTGATCTTAGCAGTAGTAATTGCGTCATCTTGGATTTGAGCAGTATCAACACCATCTGCTTTAATAGTAACAACACCAGAAACAACACTAAAGTCTTCAGAATCAAAACTAGCAACACCCTTATTAATTGATGAGGCATCTTCACCAGCAACAGTAATAATTGTTCCTGTATGTGTAACATTAGTTCCTTCACCACCTAAGATTGATAAACCGTGAGTAGATGGGGTTAAAGCACCAGAGTCAGTCGTAACAGACTTAACAACAGTATCTTCTAATTCAACAGCACCAGTAGTAACATTGAAGTCGGCAGTAGCAAAACTAGCAACACCTTTGTTAGAAGTCGTAGCATCCTCACCAGCAACAGTGATTGTCCCACCTGAAGCAGTTACATCAACACCTTCGCCAGCAGCGACTGTAAGAATGTCATCAGAGAACCCTGCATTATCAGAAGATAACGTTATAGTCGCAGTATCTGAACCATTTGCGGCTACTAGTGAATAAATATCACCAGATAGTATTTGGGTATCACCGTTATCATCACCGACAAATAGTTTTTTATCCGCAATATTTACTGCAATTTCGCCTTCGGCAAGACCAGAAGGCACAGAAGATGCAGACAGACTTCTTTTTAATTTAATTATTGATGCCATTACGGACTCCTTTATTCAATTCTTTGTTATTAGATATATTTATAAAAAAAACCTTTTATCGTAATCCACCTTTACGAGTAGGTTCTAGTTGTTTGTTTCTTTTTGCTTTTACATTCTCGGATATGTGAGGAATGTAAAAATTCAATTCTTCTTTCAATTTTCTATTCTTTTGTTCTAACTCAATAATCTGATTGATAATAGTTCTAGGAACTGGAATCTTTTCTTGTTCTTTAATTCCTTTTTCAAGAATAGAAACTTTAGTTCTAAGAGCAATAATAATTTTATTTAATTCTGTTATCTGATGCTCAGATTGTTTTGTGTATTCCCCAAAAATATTTTCTGCGTCTGTATATCCACTCACTTAAAAAGTTCCACCGTTTAAATCTCCAAAACCTGGAGTGCCGTTCGCAGCAATTTGCAATAGTTTACCTGTTGTGCCTGTTATAAAATCTACCACACCACCAGTCTTAGCAAAAAGAACAGCATTATTGGTGTGGGTTGTTAATGTTAATTTTCCAGTTGAAGTTAATGTCGAACCAGTAATAGGCGCAGATCCTTGAATAATACTTTCAAGGTTAGCAATTTTATCCATTGCTAATTTGCCACCAATATACTCTACTGTTGTTGCTACGCTTGAGTTAGCAGTTTGACCTAAGAATAATTTGTCTGATGAAAACGAATATGCTAATTCGCCATTGGCTAGGGAAATCGGAGTATCAGTACTCTGACTTCTTTTTATTTGAATTACAGTATTCGCCATTTAGAAATTTCCGCCGTCTAATCCAACATTATCACCATCATAAGTGAATACTTGTTCAGATTTAAAAGACTCGGTAACAGGATCGTAAACTAATACAGCACCTGCTTGTTTTCCTTCTGCTTTTGATTGGTCAACATCTGATAGAGAACTAACGGTTGTGGCCACAATCGAATTTTTGATTGTCATTGTTGGTTCTGAAGAACTAATCTTGCCAATCAGCCCAGAAGATGTTGAAGAAATTTTAGCAGTAATTCCCATAACCTTATCTCGTTACTTGTGGTGTTACTGTTACCATTCCTTCAATCAACCTTGTTGTAGTATTTGAAGAAGTTGTCAATTCAACATCATACACATAACGACCCGACTCTAGAGCAGAAGTAGCAGTGCGTCCCAATGTTAATACTATTACTCCAGTAGACCTTGGTGTACCAAATGCTACATTAAAATCAGTCGAAGTTACAGAATTATAATGTTTTCTTACTTGTGCCACGCCAGTATAACCAGTTAGGTCTTGAACGTTACCGTTGTCGTCTGTTACCGTGATCGAAGTGTTGAAGTCCGTACCTTGATCGATAATTATATTTGCTTTAGCACCCATATACTATTTATTCCCTTTAAGTGTTTCAATCTCAGCAGATAACTCTTTAATTGCTTCAACTAATAGACCGATTGTTTGGTCATACTGTAAGACCTTGTATTTTTCCCCATCATCTATTTTTAACGGTAATTCTTTATCACTTACTGCTGACGGCAATACCTTTTCAACATCTTGTGCGATTAAACCTGCTGACTCTTTTCCATCTGCTGTGTAAGTAAACGTACAACCTTTAAGTTGATTTACCTTAGATAAAGCATCTTCAATAGGTTGGATGTTTTCTTTTAATCGTTCATCTGATATGGTAGTTGAGTAGGCAATTACATCACCATCTGCGTGAAAGTCCCCGTTGTTAACAATCCTTGCTCGTTCACCACCGTCTAGGAAAAATGATTGCGTAGTTGTTGCGATATTAATATAATCGTTAGTATCTCTACCGATATGAGTAATACCGTCCCTTAGATCTGATTCAACAGAGAACGTAGTTCCTGATAAATCAAGACCAGAACCAGCAGAGTAAGTGGTATCGATGTATGAAGTAATATACCCAGCGCCATTAGTTAATGAACTGTTATTAGTAATATAGTTGGCATTAGTAGCACCTGTATATCCAAGATCTGCTAGTGTTAATGTTCTAGTTGAAACTGTACCGTTTGCATCAGTAACATGACCTGAAGTATCTGTTGTTACATTAATATCAATATCACTAACAACAACTGCACCTGTTAAAGCACCTGTGTCCACACTGAAATCATCCCCTGCATGTGAAGGGTGAGAGTAGACAGTATCAGTAGGAGTTACCCAAGTCATAGTACCATCGCCATCAGATCTTAAGAACTGAGAAGTAGTACCGTTTCCAGTAACATCCAATTCTGTGGCACCAACTTTACCTGAACCGATTGTTGAAGTTCCGGTTACGTTACCCGAACCGTCAAATGCAGCAGAAGTCCACGACACATCACCAGTCATTGCGATAGTTTTAGTTGCCGCAAGTTTAGTAGCAGTGTCAGCATTACCAGTCACATTACCAGTCAAAGCACCTTCGAAAGTTCCAGCAACCATTGTCTCAGAACCAACTGTCCACTTATCAGCAGTTTCGTCCCATAATAATGTCTTGTCAGTAGAAGTTCCTCTCTCAATACTAATACCACCATTTTGAGATGGAGAACCAGTATGATTGCTATTAAGAACAATAATATTATCAGCAAGGTTAATTGTTTCAGTGTTTATAGTAGTCGTAGTTCCAGACACAATCAAGTTTCCAGATACAACTAAATTCTCACCAACATTTAATTGTCCAGTAACAGCAACGTCATCAGGTAAACCAACCGTTACAGTTCCATTAGATCTAGATACAGTTGTTTCATTAGCAGTAGCACTTATTGCTAATACAGCACCAGTCGTAGCATCCTTAAGAGCAACAGACCCAGAAGTTACTGCGAAGTCGCCAGAGTCAAACTTAGCAACACCTTTGTTAGAAGTCGTAGCATCCTCACCAGCGATCGTTATTTCATTTGCAGAGATGGTTACGTCAATTCCCTCACCTTCACTGATTTGAAGAGTTTCGCCTAAATTTACGGCATCAGTCGTACCAGCAGCACCATCTCTGATGGTAAAACTAGGATTGGTAAGCATGGCATTAGTGATAGTATCATTTGAGATAGTATTGTTAGCATGCAACTTAGCATTGGTACCAATAACAACTGTGCCGTCATTTGAAAGCGCACCAGCAATATCAGCATCACCATTTAAATCTAAATTATTTGTTATAGTAACATTACCACTAACAACAGCATTAGTTTCAATCGTTACATTATTAGCATATACTTGATGCCATTTACTTGTAGTAGAACCTAAAGAATGACGTGTAGCAGTCTTAGGAACAAGACTTGAATTAAAATTACCAGTAATAGTAACAACATCAGAAGTAGTGTCACCAAGAACCGTGTTGCCGTTTACTGTTAATGTATTAAAGATTGCTTCAGCAACTGAGAATGCAGAATTAGCAGGGAAAGCAAAGTTTCCACCGATAGTTAAGTTTCCATCAATAACAGTATTACCTTGAGCATATAAGTTTTCACCAATCTTAACTGAATTACCAACTTCTAATTCATAACCAGTCGAAACTGTAGCACCAACACCAACCGTGCCACCAAACGTAGCAGTTCCTTCAGTATGCTGATTAGCAAAATTACCTTTCATAGTAATTGTATCTGAAGTTTCGTTACCTAAAGTGATGTCACCATCAGAAGTAATGTTACCAGTAGCATGAATACTTCCACCAACATTTAAGTTCTTAAGAATACCAACACCACCAAGAACCTTAATGGCACCAGTAGACGTTGTAGTTGATTGAGTTGTGTCAGAAAGGTTTAATGTGTTTAGAGATGTGTTTCCAGTTACTGTTAAATTCTCATCAACATTTAATTCTTTTATTCTACCTAAACCAGATATATATGCATTGGCGATATTACCTTTAACTGTAATTGTATCAGTTGAGGCATTACCTAATGTCATGTCACCATTTGCGGTAAATGTTCCGTTTACATCAAGAGTACCACCCGCAACAACATTGTTAGCATATAATTTACCTTTAGATCTAATGTCTGTCCATCTACGTGTAGAAGAACCTAAAGATCCAGCACCATCAGTCTTAGGTATCATTGAAGTAGATACACCCTGACCAGCAGAAGTACCTAATGATAATTCGTCTATGTTGGCAACACCGTCAATATAAAGGTTTCTAAATTCTTTAGTAGCAGAACCTAAGTCATATGTGTCATCAGTAGTAGGTGTGATATGACCAGTTGAAGTTAAACCAACAACCGTTACATCACTTGAGAAGTTTGCTTGACCGTTTGAGTCAATCGTACAAACAGCATTATTTCCAGAATCCGTAATAGTGAATGTAGAATTACCATTGACGTCAACCAATTTCATATACAAATCAGAGTCACCGACAGTAGAATCTTTTGCAAGATACATTTCAACTCTATCAGAACCACTTGAGAATACTAGGGCAGGAGAATCACCATTATCACTGAATGTTGTGTTAGAACCTGATAAAATAATATTAGCAGAGTTTGAAGACAAGTCAGCAATGTCTCTCAATGTTAAAGTTTTAAAGTCAGGTGTATCTGTGCCTCCAGCAATTCTTAAGAATTGTCCTTTAGTACCACCTGTTACACGGATACGTGAGATATCACCCATAACAACTCTATCAGTACCAGCAGTTGTAAAGTTTACGTTACCAGTAAAGATTGTGTTAGCAGAGATATTTAATGTCGTAGCATTAACCGTTGTGTTAGAAGCAATTGTTAAAGAACTACCGACCGATGTATTACCACCTTTAAGGGTAGTTGTTCTTAATTCGTTTGCAGTAAACGTACCTTTAATATGACCATTACCATATGATGTTCCGCTTCTATTTGCCGAACCTGCTCTTGAAACTGTAACTACATTGTTACTGATGATAGTTGCAACTTCATTGCCATTTAACCTCCAGGTGTTAAAACTATCACTGAGTGCTGTATTTGAAACTATAATTGCCATATTTTTCTCTACTTAATAAGTTGTTGTAGTAATTCTTTTATTTCTTTCATATCATTCTTAAGAGTTTGAACATCATCATTCATTTCTCTTTCTTTATTACGTCTTGCCTTATACTTTTCTAGACTAGACATATTAGAGTTTAAAACTGCATGAGTCTTTACATCTCTTATCAGTTCTTCCTCATCTTTTATCTTCAAAGTTTTCATAATATAATTTGACTAACTCTTAATTTCATAGTATAATAGAGGTGTGCCTCTTTGATATAATAGTAACTGTTACTTTTGTAAAGCAATTGCTCTCATATCTTTAACCAATGGAATAATATTAGTTCCAGAACTTGTCATAACAATCTTAATTGCGAACGTTTTATATGTATGGTAAATACTACCACCAGCAGAACGATAAGCAACTACCTCACTATTAGAACTACTTAATCTTGCATGAGAGTTAGCAGTAGTCAAGAACCCTTGTCCATTAGTATTAGCACTAAATCCAAATTCAAACTCTTTCAAGTCAGTATTGTCAACTGAATCAGAATAAGTATTACTTGTAGTTATTTGCGTTAAAGGTGTATAATCTTTATCAGCAAATGCATCAGAATCTTCCGGATTATGAATCTTAGCATATACTTTAATATCTGTTCCTTGTGGTTTGTAAGATGTTAAGAATACACTTAGATCCTCAGCATCCTGACCATCTTCCAAACTAATAGGTTTAGTGATATATCTAACAGAAGCATCACCAACCTCTTTATGTTCATCAGTATTAGTATTATTTATTACATTTCCAAGAACGATTCCACTTATTCTTGAATTGTCAATAACTGGGGATACGTTTGTGTCACTAGTGAATAACGTACCTTTCAATACTAAAGACTTCTTAGAACCATCAACAGCAGTTAAACCTGTTTCGTTAGTCTTAGAGTAAACTTTCTTCTCACCACTCAAGAAGTCATTCTCAACACCAGCATCAAGATTAGTGTATGAAGAACCAATCACACCTGAAGTAGTAGTAGTTCTAGCAGTCCATGTAGAAACCGTATTACCATAATTGATTTGCGGAATCTTAGGAACAGCAGTATTAAACGGAACATTATCAACAGAAGTTACTCTAGTTGCAGCACCTGATACTTGACCACGAACATAACCATTAGCAAAAGCACCAGTCGTAGAATCAAGATAAATCTTACCATTAGTTGAATCAATAAACTTAACAAAACCACTGTTAGTATTAGCAGTAAATGTGTTTACTTTACCTTTACCATTTGTGAAGTTAGAACCTAATATGAGTACTGAATTGTTACCAGTTGCCATTGTACCAAACTTAGTTGGATTATATGGGTCGACTTTAACAATAACAGTACCATTAGCATATTCTTGAACAATACTTCTAACTGTACCATTAGCAGATGTGCCTGTGGTATTCGCAATAGTTGTACCAACTGTCACATAGTCACCTGCTGCATTACCAGTAATACCTTGTAATCTTAATACCGATTCAGCAACAACTTTCTCGCCATGATTAAATGTTCCATAGAAATTATCAGATGACATATATTCAATATCATCATTTTCTACATATAATGTACCAGCACTTGCTGAGAACAATGCTTTGTGTAATCTATATTTAACATCTTCAGACTGTACTGGAGACCAAGTCTTATTATCAGCAGAAGTAAACAACATACCAGAAGCAGGTTGTTTATGAATTAATTCGTCAGTATCAATATCCTTTCCACCTAAACCACCAACCCATAATGTGTAATCGTCAGAATTACCTGCTGGCATAACTGTAAATGCATAGTCAGTATTATTCTTAAGGAACACAGGAGATTCGAAAGTGAACGTTGTAGCAGTAGTAGCAACAGTTGTATTAGCATTTACCTCACTTGGTTGTAAAGTTTTAGAACCATAAGGAACAATCGTTGTAGTAGGGAAACCATTTTCAACTTCTCTAATTTGTACAGTGATAGGATAAGTGCCAGACTTCTTACCAAAGTATAAATCGAGTTTAGTAATAAATGTGCCATCAGACTCGCCAGCAATAATAGTAAACGTTTGTGATAGAGGATCTGACGAAGGAGGACTTCTTCTCCAAGTAGTTATATTTTGAGAAGAAACAGAAGTTAAAGTTCTATCATCAGTTACATTATTATCAGAAAGTTGCGGAACTTTCATATTGATGTTAGAACCACGTTGAGTGATATCTAAACCGATACTTGTATAATCGCCATGAGCAGAAGTAGATAATAAGTCTGCTTGAGTAGTAGTGTTAGAAATATCTTTCAATTCAAAACGTCTAGTACCAACACGGAATTTTAATGCATCATCGTTAGGGATACGGAACACACCATAAACATTACCAGAGGCATCAGTCGTTAGACTAGAACCTTCTGAGGCAGTATTAGCAAATGATGAATTAGCAGGTGTACAATATGAGGTGACTGCTTCGTCATCAAAGTATGGCCAAACACGTGTATTAGGTTTTAATCTAGCACCAGTAAACTGAATCATTCTAGCACGGATATAATCACGAACAGCAACATTTTCTACAAAGTTACCGATAGAGAAAGTTTCTGTCGATGGACTCATTGTTGTTTGAATACCATTCCTAATTTGCTCTTCTTGCGTAGTAGTAGTTTGAATATTACCACCACTCCAAGTACCACCCCAAGTTCCAGTATCTGCAGTTGAAGAAGAAGTTGAAGAAGTATTCCAATTTCCCCAATCAATTCCAGTCACACCAGTTCTATCTGCAATCTGTTCAATTGCATCATACATACCATTAAAGTCCATTTGGATATCAGGTAAAGTAGTTGTATCACCAGTATTATCAGCAGAAGGATTAAGTGTAACTTCACCTTTCCAATTAAATGATAATTCTTGTACTGGGTTTCTTAACTTACTTGCATATGGTTGACCATGTAATTCAGTATTAGTATAAGCAAGTGTAATTAAATCACCAGTCTTAGTTACATTTGAAGATGTTAATGTAAGGTCTTTAGAGAAACTCACATCAGTTCTATTAAACGTAGGTCTTAATTCAGATTTGTTTCTATCAATAGCAGCACGATATCCAACCTTACTTGTATCAGCAATATTATGTCCGTCAAAGTTATCAACTAAGAAACCATTCTTAAATCTATCTAAACCAGTGCTACCAAAGATTTGTTTATTCTTAGCAGATGATTCTAAAGAATTAAGTGATGAGTAGTATTCTAGATTCTTAACACGTTGCTCAACAGAACGTAAATCTTTCATTGTATATCTACGATTGTTTTCTAGATCCATAATCACTTGGTAATCGTTTCTGTTATATTGCTTAGCAACATATGGAGATAATGATGGGAATACTGGAACTTTCAATATTGAAAGTGTCATCGCACCTGCTAACTCATCAGGGGTTCTTGGAGTTAGAGAAGGAACACCTTTAGTGACTTCTACTTTACCCTCTTTAGTTAATACAACTCTATCCTTTCTAGGCAAGTAGTATTGAATGTCTGCCTGGAAGTTTTCATCAGGAGTCGGCATATGAGCACCAGTCGAACCAATACTAAACGTGCTTGATATCGCAGGATTAGTCGGAGCAGATGCAACAGTACCAGTAGCAGATGGTGTTATTGAATTTGTTTTAACAGGTCTGAAGTCTACAGAATCTCTTAAGTCATATTTCTTACCAGTCGTAGGAGAAGTGAATAGTGGGATCTCTTGAGTAGTAATAGCAGTTGTATTTGCTGCAATGACATCATCAATAGGATAAGAGTCTACAGATAAGTAACCAATACCAGAAGAAACGTTTCTTCCGAAGTAACTAAACTTAACCATTAAACCTGAACTTGATAAATCAAGTGAACTTGTTGCCTTTTGTTTAAGGTATGATACGTCATAGAAAGCATCTTTCTGACCATCATCTAATTCAAAGTGAGAAGTTATGTCTGTATCTGAATTTGTAACACCAGTAGTAGAACCCTTATAAACAGCAACTAATTTGTATGCATCAGAAACACCTAATGACCATGGACCTTTATTTGTCGCAGCATTAGTGCTAGTATTAATATGAATATACTTATCTTTCAATACAGTCTTAGCAGTTTGTACTGCATCACTTCTTAATCTATTAAAGTAAACAGAAGCAGTAAATGTAGACGAAAGGTTTGCTTGACCCAAATCGATTTGATGTTGAGTTGAAGTTGATGTAATACTACCATTTGACGTTAAGTCGAAGATATAACCTGAAGGGAATGACGTCTTATGAGCAAGAGCAACTCCACCTCTAGTGTAAGCAAATGTATTAGCAACTTGTAACTGAGTATCATTTGTAATAGATGAGACAATTTCAGTTACTGTATTTGAACCATCAGCAATAGTAATAAAGTCGCCAACTTGATATTGGGTTGTGAACAATGAACCAGAACCTGTAACGCTAGTGCCAGTAAATGATGATACTTGTCCAGTATGATTATCTGTTGCTACTGCTGATTTAGAAACAACTAAAACGTTTCTTTCATCAGTATTTGTTAGAGGTGAACCTGTGTCATTATTAACTTCTGTACCACCAGCATGAGCAGAGTTCGCTGCAACAGTAGCAGTTCCATCAGTTGCAAAACTTACTGTCTTTTCAGTTCTGTAAACAAATTGTGTATCAATATTGCCAGAAGAATCTTTAAGAGTCTTAGTACCCTTTTGCGTGAAAGGGAATACTAATGTGTTTAATCCTGCTTCTTGTAATTTAGCAGATCCATTTGTTTCAAGAACAATATCACACATTGAATTTAAAGAACCACCATTGTTCTCGTAAATACCTCTTACATCTGAGAATGACTTACCAGAATCCATTTTAACATCGAATAAGTAAATTCTGAATTGACCGTCTACAGTTCCTGGAGTACCAGAATGCCATTGGAATCCACGAACACGTGCAGTACCAATAGATGAACCACTAGCGCCTTGAGTACCTAAATTCTTACCTGAAACACCACGTTGTTTAGAATCGTGTAAAGCAACTTGCCTTAAACCTTGAAAGTCCCATGTACCAACAACTTCTTTAGCATAAATGTAGTTACCAAATGCCTGACCAATAGTACGACCATCTTTAGTATCCCAATCAGATGCTTTATCTACATTTCTAAATAAAGAAGATTCAATAGAAATTCTTTTACCACTTACATAACCAATTCCTCTTTCAACTTCACAAACAAGTTTATTGACATCACCACCATCACCAGACCCATAACGACCAAGGTTGTTTGTATTCTTTAAGTGTTCTCTAACACGTAGGTTGAATGGTTCGATAGCAAAGTTACCATTTGTTTCATATGCCCTTTCACTAATATAACTTCCTATATCAGAATAAGTTGTATCGGTAAATCTTTGTGAGATCTGGCCATTTTCTACTTCAGCAATACTGAAGAATGTAGTTGTATTCGCAGCAGATAAACTTCTTACTGCAAGTGTAGGTGTCAATTTCAAACGATTCGCACCTGGAGCAGCAAAGTTAGTAGAACCAGTTGAGTTGTCTAGTAACGAAGAATCAATATTAGAATCCACAATAGACTCTTTTGTTTCAAATCCAATCTTCTTATTAGGAGTTGTAGAATATTTTTCAACAACAACACTTTGAGGTAATACATTAATAAAGTTACCTTTATGGTAAACAACACCATCAGAAACAGTTGCTCTAAAACCTAAACCAGTTGAACTTGTAGAGATTGAGTTAGCAGCAACAACAAATGTGCTGTTACCAGAATGTCTTAAAATTAATGTTTCATCATCAGTAAAAGTTTTAGTTGTATTATTAGAACCTGAGTTTGTATAGTTTACGAATAATGATAGATAGTTTGGCGCAGCAGCCTCAGAACCCTCTTTAGCATCTACTAACTTAGCAGTCATACCTGATGAAGTACCAGTAACAACAACATTAGCAATAGCACTTCCAGTAAAGAAATCTCCTAACAATAACACACGGTTGTTAGCATCCTTATCTCTCAACTTAACATATTCAAGTGTGTTAGTTGAAACACCAACACCAGTAATAACTGTTCCGTCTACAACAATTTCATTAGCAAAACGTTCTACTTGGTTTTGAAGAATAGATTGTAGTTGAGTTAATTCCCTTGCTTGAACAGAATAACCTGGACGGAAAAGAACTCTATGAAAATTCTTATTCTCGTCGAAGTCGTCGAAGTATGGGGATTGGTTTAAATTTGTTTCAATTGCCATTTTATTTTACCTATTAAAAGTCTAAGATAATTTTTATATCTTCTATTTGTTCTGGATCTCTTGTTACTGGTTGTACGTTTTCTGTGAATAATATTTCGCCAGAATATGTATTTGCTTCTGGACCTTTGATTGCCTCAACAGTAGCAATTTGGGTGTCACTTGTACTCTTTAAAATAATATCATCTTTCGTAAATGCTGCATAACTACTGTAACTATCAACATCATTTAAATATGCTGTATAGAATGATGGATCTGACTCAGTTTCATCTTCTCTTAAATATACAATATTAGCATTTGCTGACTTAACTGCATTTGATAAAGAAGAAGCAGTTCTCGCAACAGGACCTAATTCTGTCACGAATTCTAAATCTCCTGACACAGCACGTAATCTATTTCTTTCATTTGTGATAATATTACCGACAGATAAAGCATTCTTTGGATTAGAACCATCCATCTGATTATAAGATATTTTTAATCTTGTAGTTAGTCTCAACATTGTTGGACTATTAGATGTATTAGCAATATTCTCAATTAGTGTGGTATTATTATTAGCATCAACTTTGAGTTTTGGGTCTTTTAAAATACTAATAGTTCTGAATTCAGTATTGCTTGGAATATAACCATTACCGTTAGCAGATAATCCATCTTCATTAGAAAATTTAATATTTAACATTAATCTATCACCACCCAATTCACGAATAGGATCTGAACCATGTCCACCAATTGGAGAAATAACTGCATTAGCAGTAGCACCTGAACCATGGATAGCGTTTGCTGTGATTAAAACTGATGCTCTTGTATAATTACTACCAACAGAGATCACAGACACATTAGAAATTGAACCAGTGGCTGTATTCACTCTTGAATACGCTTTAGCACCTTTACCATCACCAATAAAGGTTACAGTTGGTGAAATTATTACTCTAGAATCTGTATTACAAGTTGTAGAGAATGCAGTATTAACTGTTAAAGTTTTAGTTGAACCTGCATAATCAATAACACGTCTTAGTTGACCAGCACCTGTGCCTGATAAAACATATACACTTGTTCCATTATAGAAATTATCAATCGGGGATGGAGGATTTGCTCCAGCAGCAGAAAGTTTCAACGTGGTTGAGCCACCTGCTTCAACCACACCATTAGCAACCATAATATAACCAGAACCAACATTTACAGTTTCAATAATTTGAATTGAACCATTTACTGCAGCATTCTGTACTGCTAGTTGTCTGTCTGATTCAGTTGAACCATCACCAGCAGAAATAGTTTTAACTGGCATATGTGATGGTGTTAAGAATTTATCTGCTTCACCTAATGATATTGAATATATGTATTTCCAAGTATAACCATCTGAAGTTGTGAATTGTAATGTCGAGAATCCACTAGGTTTAATTGTAGATGCAGCACCTTTGTTATTGTATAAACACTTATACACATTATATTCATCTGTCATCACCCAAGTAGCACGTTCATAGACATCTTCATCTGTATCTCTATACATAGAATATACAGTACCAGAAGTCCAGTCATATCTAGTAGCAATATGACTACATCCGGAATTAAAGATTTTTTTAGCACCAATAAATTCTCTATGAATACTATATCTTAAATATTGGTCTTTATCTTGAACACTATCTGGAGTTGGATCTGATGTCCAAGCATTAGATCTACCAAGAACGCAATAAAGGATTGTAGACTTCTTTGTGTTTCTGCCATCTTCTTCAGAATTCAATGAGTGCACGAATGCCTTAGCATTATTAATTGATAGTTCTTTCGTTGCGTATGTATAAGTTGGCATTAAATGTTTCCAGTTATATAGTATGTATTGGCACTTGACAAATTAGTATTTGCCCATGCTATTTTCACGTTAGCAGAAGTATTACTCGATACTATATTTAGTGGGATTGAATAGAACGATTTTGGTAAATATTCAACCACAATTGTATCATTATTAGCAAATTCTGATAAGAATGAAGTCCCAACACCAGTTATAGTGTAACTTCCATTATTTATACTAATTGTACCATTGGATTGAGAACGTTTCTTGTTTTGGGTAGTCGCAGTAATATTAACAAAAGCATTACTTTGTAAACGGAATTTACCAAACAATGCTTGACCAGCAGGATGAACAAGTTTTAATGCATAATCCTTGTATCTATCAAGGGAAATTGCTGAGATTATCTCATATGAATATTCTTGATAGTATTTACTATCTTGTATATATCCACGAGAAGAAGAAATATGACTTCTTGTAGTAGCATAATATCCTTCAGAATTAGCAACGCCACCTAACCCAAGTATTACTTCAGCACTTGTAGCAAGATGTCTTGTAGTTGCTGCCATTGTAACACGTTCTGCATCTTTATAAGCATAACCAGAATCTATAACTTTCAATCCAGTAATCGTACCATTCGCACCCACGCCAGATTTGAATATAGAATTATCACCAAGAACTCCTTCATCTTTAACTAATACTATTTTAGCAGTACCAGTGTCAATAACAGGCCTAGTATCTGCCTCTAGTCCAGGAGTGAATGATGAGTTGTAAGATTTTAAACTGACAGTTGAATTGTTAGCAAAGGAAATTCCACCTGGAGTTCTTTGTAACATATCTTGCCATACCCTGACAGTCATTTCATAAATACCATTAGCATGTGATGTGACTTTAATGTTTTGATTTGGAGCATGACCCGATTTAATATGACCAGTCGCACCAGTAGTCGATTGTACAATTTTATCATTGGTGTCTAGTTTAGTGAAACTCGAATTGCCAGTTCCCCAATTGATATTATTACTTTGTACTGTGATGTATGCTTCTCCAATACCTAATGACGCAATATCATTTTCTTTAACTTTCACGTAGGGTGCCATAGAATAACCAGCACCACCGATGACTAATGATATTTTATCAATTGAACCAATAGTTTCTGCTGAGAATAAGAATGAGTCACTTAACTTAGTGTGGATATTTTCAATTGATGTATTGGCAGTATCATTTGCTGTATTTCCAATATTTGTTACTGAACCAACTACTCTCAATCCTTCGTTTTGAACAAAAGGTTTTAATGGTCCATTATCAAATTGACTAGATAAATTCGCAGTTGTATTTGCTGTTACGACAAGATGTAATAACGTTCTATCATCAGCACCACCAACACCAGCAGTATATCCATTCGCAATGGCCACAACATTCTTAACAACACCAAATGTTCCAGATACTGCCCCAACTAATTCATCACCCTCAGAAACAGTTGTACCTGCATTATTACCCATTTGTAAAACGTGATAACCAACTGTATTACTTTGGAATGAAATAGAAGTTCCTACCGTATTACCAGATGAGTTAGCATAACGTGAACGGATAGTATGACCAGTTGTAAAGTTTTTATAACCATCAACACGAACTGCTGTATTACCTGCTGCCGTACTCACAACACTTAATACGGTTGCGTTTGCTGAGTTGTTAGCAGAATATAATGAGTCGCCAACTTTAATAGTTTGAGTATTTGCTATATTAAATATAGCATTTCTATTATCTCTATAATTTGTTTGAGTTACTTCTTCTCCGATCTCAGGAAATCCGAAGTCTGGACTACTTAATGGTGTGTTTGCAAAAGTAGATGTTAATCCATAACCTGCTACTATTGGAGCAAGTGACCCAAATATGTTATTACTGACTACGAAGTTAGTATTTAATGTAACAGCAAAAGTATCACCAATATCACTACCACTAACTTGGAAACTGGCAGGAGAAGATCCATCACCACCCAATACTGTAATTACTGAACCTCCAGGTTGAGTTGATGGAGTGTAACCAGATCCACCATCAATTAGGGAGAATGTAAGTGTTCCGCCCAAATCTTTTGTGTCAGTAACAACTACTTTACCGAAGTCGCCGACATCACTAGAAATTAATTTAATAATATCACCAGCAGCATACTCGCCACCTGGAGATGCGATTGTTGCAGTACTAATTCCTGCTTCAACAATAGGTGCATGACCACCACCAGCAATAGATGATAATAATTTTATAGGTTCTAGATTGTTAAACGTACCTTTAATATTTGATACAAGGATTTGCATAATATCCCTGCCATTAATAATCCTACGTACAACATCCTCGACCAATGCTTCAGCACCAGAGCTTGTTCCTTTAATAGTCTTACCAATAAATTTGTATGTCTTATCATCATAACTAGATATAAGGTATCTGTCAATTCTATAATCACCATCAGATACTTTAAGTATCTGGTCAGCAGGATAACTTAACTCTACATCTTCATTATAGATTGAACGGAATAATAACTTATAAGAAGCAAGTGTTCCTCTAGATTGGTTGAAGAACTTAATTGCTTTTGCTAATAACCTTTTATCAGCAACAGTACTTGCAGGGATAGATGGTAATAAGTCCTTTCTAAAATATTCAATATACTCATCTAACGTTCTGTCAATATCCCTATAATCTTGTAGGTTTTGGATACCATCAGTTAGTTTACCAGACTGCTCCATATATTCATAATATGCTTCTATGAATGCTAAGAAGTTTTCACCGTCTTCCTTGTAGAAGTCAGGGAATTGATTCTTTACAAGTGTGGATATCTTATTCGATACAGACATTAGGTGTTCTCGCCAATAGTTGTAATATTAGCATCACCTGATTCCATTAATAATATTTGTTCCCTTACTGGGACAACATCAAGTCTCTCAGGAACAACAGAAACTTTTAATTCTAAATCAGAAACAGCAGTTGGTGATAATCCAATAATTAATACAGCACCAGTGTCATAATTTATTGTTCCAATATTGTTACTGATATTCACCTTTTCTTTAGCATCGTTGAAACGATATGCATTAATATTACCAACACCATCATCATCTAAATATGATGAAAACCCTTTATATGTAAATTCAGTAGAATCTAATGTGCCTTTTCTAATAGCATTATTATAGTCTAGTGATATTGTTTGTTTCTTACCGAAGTCAGGGACAAAACGTTTTTCTAATTTGATTGACACATCGTTATTTAAAATATAACCATTAGCAGTATTATCTAATTCCCTCACAAATCTAGAGAACCTTAAACGATTACCAAATCTTTCTAGGTTATTAGTTGAGAAAGATGTAACAACATCACGAATCTTCTGTTCAATAGCAGTAGAAGTTTCCGTAGTTGATGTTAAGTCATAATAGGTTTTGATAGTAGGTATAACATAAGTGTAATCTGCATCAATAATAACTGGGTCGATTGCTAATGGAACTCTATCTGAAATTCCTTCTTTAATCTGAATCTTACGTGCGTTAGTAGCAAACCTTTCATCAAATGGTTTAACAGCAATATATACTTTACCATAAACTGGAGGAGTTGCTTGCTCACCACCAAAGGCAATTACTGATTGTAGATCTGAATTCTCAGAAAGGATAATTCTTTGATAGTCATTATCAATAACGGCACGGTTTTGTGTCTGATAGTTTCTAGGAGCATTATATTTAATACTCTCAATAGATTCTTTAGGACGACCACCACTTGCTTTAGTTACAGTAGATATAGAAGCACTTGAATATACTACTCCAACATTTAATGTGTCAATCGAGAATGTATCAGCACCATTAGTATCTTCACCATTATTAACTAGGTATGATACAATAACAATGTTACCACTCTTAACAGGTTTTCCTAATACACCATCACCGAAAATAATTTCATACTTCTCATCTGCAGATTCTTCAATAGAATAAATTGTAGAAGTTGAGAATATCTCTCTGATGTTAGATAGTCTTGTATATTCACTCTTAGTTGTGTCACTAACAGATCCTTGAACATTTACCGTGATACTTGATGTATCAATATCTTTATTCGGTAGAATATATCTGATTGGATTGCTAGAATCTACTGTGAATGCATGTGTTAAGTAGTTTCCTTCCTTAAGAGTAACATTTGTAGAATAGGTATTAGCATTATTAATTACTTTAGTCGCACCAGTTGTGACATACGAATAAGTAATAT